TTATACAAGGTGCTAACTAATGGCATTAACTAGAGCTAAGATAATGCAACAAATAATTAAACCAAACAAAAAGAAAAAGAAAACTAAAGGGAGAAAAAAATGAGTAAAGAATTTATTATTGGAGGACAAGGTAGATTTCAATCTAGCGTAGAACCTAAAGATTCTAGCGTAACAAGTGGTAAACCTACAGGTCAAGGCTTTGGTGCAGCTCGTAAAGGACCTGCAGTTAAAGGACCTATTGAAGCTGTATCTGATGCAGACTATCCTCAAGGAGAATCATTTGATATAGGTGGTGTTAAAACCTCACCTGTTATTGGAGTAAAATAAATGGCTGCTGGTAAATTAGTTAAAAAAATAGTTGAAAGAGTTGTAAAAACACCTACAAGTAAACTAAAAACAAAAAAAGCAGAAATGGGTCCAAGAGATGTTGCAAAAATAGGTAAAGGATCTGGTCAAAAAAGATTTACAGGTGCTAGTAAAGATGAACAAGATATAGCACAAAAAAAAGGTAGTGCTGCACGTATGATGAAAAGTAATGCACCAAGAGATAAAGCTGTAGTATCAAGAGTTAAAACTCTTCTTAAAAAATTTAGAGCTAATAATGGTTTATCAGAAGCAGATAGATTAAGTTTAAAAGGTAATGTTAGAGATAATAGAGAACTAATTCAAGATTCTTTTAATGCTAATGATATAGATATTATTAATAGAGTTATGGCACGTAAAAAAGGTGGACCTATAGTTAAGAAACCTATGGGTGGTAAAGTATATAAAAATACTGTAGCACGTAAACATGGTGGAGCTATAGGAGTTGGAGCAGCTCTTCGTGGTTATGGTAAAGGTTATAAGAAAGGTTAATATTATGGCAGTAGGAAAAATAGTAAAAACTTTAGTTAAACGTGGTCGTAAATCTAAACGTGGTCGCAAGTCTAATAAAGTAAAAGCAGAAAAACAAATAAATAAAAAAGGTGCTGCTGTTTTTCCACAACCTGCTAAAGAAAAAACAGTATATACTAAAAAAGAAAAAAAAGAAATTAAAAAATTAATGCGAGAACAGAAAGCAGACCAAGCTTCTGAAACAGGTAAAAGTACTGGTGGTGGTAAAAGAGATAAACAAGGTAGATTATTATCTAAACATATTCCACCATCAAGAAAAGAAATGGGTGATGATGCTTTTGCTAGAAGAATTAGACAAGGTATAATAGGTAAAACTAAAGAAGGTGAAGTTAAAGATATAGGTAAGTATGCAGATATACCTGAAAATATTATGGATATGTTATATAGTAGATATGGTAGAAAACTTACTTTAGAAGAAATAAAAGAATTAATAGCTATGGGTGTATCTCCAAGAAAAGGTGGAGGTAAACTTCCAGATCTTTCAGGTGATGGTAAGATAACAAGAAAAGATGTACTTATAGGTAGAGGAGTTATTAAGAAAAAATCTGGAGGTCAAATAGGTAGACCTCGTGGAGTAGGAGCTGCATTACGTGGCTATGGTAAAGGTTATAAGTAGTGCCTTTTAAGTCTAAGAAACAAAAAACTTATCTAGCTATTAATGAGCCAGATGTTTATAAAAAATTTAAAAAGGAAGAAACAATGATGTATGGTAAACCAATGAAGAAAAAAATGTATGGTGGTAAAGTCCACAAAAAACCTATGGGTGGTAAAGTCTACAAAGTAGATAACTCAGGACAAGATTTAGTGCAACGCATGTATGGTGGAAAGATTAAAAAATGAGAAATAAAATATTAAATAAGATTATAAATTTTTTAAAAAGTTTAAGAAAAGAGTAATATATGTTAGGTGGTTTACCAGTTGAAATGATTACAATGCTTGGCTCTAGCCTTTTAGGTGGAGTCATGTCAATGTGGAGTCAGGCAACTAAAAATAAACAAGACCAACAAAAGATGCTTCTTGCTAGAGATAAGTTTCAAATGGCAGAAGTTGGTAAAGCTAGAGAGTTTGACAATAAAGGATTTCAATGGACAAGAAGAATAATTGCATTAACTGCAGTATTCTTTATTATTGCATATCCTAAACTTGTTCCTGTCTTTACAGATGTTGGTGTTGTTCTTACATGGACAGAATTTAAAGGTGGCTTCTGGTTCTTAATAGATAAACAAGAAGTTTATATGGATAGATTATTTAATGGTGTAGTTATTACACCTCTTGATACACACTTAATGTCAGCTATAATTGGTTTGTATTTTGGTGGGAGCTTAGTTAAGAAATAATGGCAACACGTAAAAAAAGTAATATGAAAGGTTTGACTATTAAAGGTGGTTATAAAAGACCAACTAAACAAGGTGCAGGTCTTTCAGCTAAAGGTGTTGCTAAATATCGTAGACAAAATCCTGGTAGTAAATTAAAGACTGCTGTAACAGGTAAAGTTAAACCAGGTAGTAAAGATGCTAAAAGGAGAAAAAGTTACTGTGCAAGATCTGCAGGACAAATGAAGAAGTTTCCTAAAGCAGCTAAAAATCCTAACTCAAGATTAAGACAAGCAAGAAAGAGATGGAAATGTTAAAAAAACCTAATAACCCTGGACTAAAAAAATTACCTACTAAAGTTAGAAATAAAATGGGATATGCTAAAGATGGTGGTAAAATAAAAAGTAAGCTAAAAGAAATAACTACTGCTTTAAATAAAGCATCAAAGATGCACGCAGCTCAAGCTAAATATTTAACTAACTTAGCAAAAAAAATGAAATAATGGCAAAACTTTGTCCTAAAGGAAAAGCTGCAGCTAAAAGAAAGTTTGATGTATATCCATCAGCATATGCAAATATGTATGCATCAGCAGTATGTAGTGGTAAAGTAAAACCAGGTGGTAAAAAGAAAACAGTTAAGAAAGCTAAAGGTGGTGGTTTACGTGAATGGGTAAAAGAAAAATGGGTAGATATAGGAGCACCTAAGAAAGATGGTAAGTATCAACCTTGTGGTAGAAAATCTACTAAAAGTTCTAAACGTAAATATCCTAAATGTGTTCCATTAGCTAAAGCAAAAAGAATGTCAACATCTCAAAAAAGATCTGCAGTTAAAAGAAAAAGATCTAAAGCTCAAGGTGTAGGTGGTAAACCAACAAACGTAAAAACATTTGCTGCTAAAAGTGGTGGTTCACTTCTTGTAGCATCTTGTTATGATTAAAAAAATATAAAAAAAAATAGGAATTAAGATGGCAGTATTTCGTTCAATATCACAAGTAGGAACAACAGAACCTTTTGAATTACAGGTTGCTCGTGGTCAAATCTATGAGCATAAATCTATTTTTAAATTTGGTAATAATCCTCTAGTAGGTAATTCTATTGAAACAATATGGTCAGAAGGTGGTTTATATAGTTATTTATCTGCAGCTACAGTTTTAAAAGTTTCAAGTTCAAATACAGCAGATGCAGCAGCAGGAACTGGAGCACGAACAGTAGAGTTATTTGGTTTAGATGCAGATTATAATGAAATAAACGAAACAGTAACACTCAATGGTCAAACTGCTGTTAATACAACAAAAGAATATTTAAGAATTAATCGTATGATTATTCGTAGTGCAGGAACTGGTGGACAGAATGCAGGAATTATTTATGCAGGTACAGGCACAGTTACAACTGGAGTTCCTGCTAATAAGTATGCAACAATAAATGGTATTCAAGGTTCTAATCAATCTTTAATGAGTTTATGGACAATACCTTCTGGTTATACAGGATTTTTAGTGCAGTATGATGTATCAAATGGAACATCAACAAATACTCCTGCAGTATGTAAACTAATTTTAAGTGTAAGACCTTTTGGAGAAGTTTTTCAATCTAAGGATGTTAAGTCACTTACAAATGGTATGCATATAGAAGAAACATTTACAGTTCCTATAATTATTCCAGAAAAGTCAGATATTGAGGTAAGAGCATTATCTTCATCAGCTAGTGTAAATTTTGATGTATCTGCTGCTTTTGAAATTATATACATAAAAAATGAGATAGAATAATGGCAACATCAGGTACATATAATTTTAATTTAGATATAGACGAAGTAATTCAAGAAGCTACTGAAATGATTGGTGGCGAAGAAACATTAGGTCATACACCTGCTTCTGCTAGACGATCAATTAACTTAATGTTGACTGATTGGCAGAATAGAGGTATTTGTTTATGGTCTATAAACACAACTGTAGTAACTGTAGCTGATACAGTAGCTTCAGTAGCTTTATCAGATTCTACAATAGATGCTTTAGCAATTACATATTCAACAAGTGTATCAGGAACTGATATAGCATTAGAAAGAATATCAAGAGAAGAGTATCATAACTTACCTAATAAAAATCAAGCAGGTAGACCAACACAATATGCTGTACAACGTGGTCGTAGTAATCCTACTGTAATGTTATATCCAACTCCAAATACTTCTACTGGTGTTTTAAATATAGAAAAGTTTAATCAATTAGAAGATGTAAATAAATCTGCAGGACAAAATGCAGATATGCCTAAAAGATTTTTACCAGCATTAACATGTGGTTTATCATATCAACTAGCAATGAAAAGACCTGGCATACCTATGGATAGAGTACAAATGTTAAAAGCAAACTATGAAGAAAAATTAGCTTATGCTATGGAAGAAGATAGAGAAAGAGCAAGTTTATTTATTAAACCTAAGTTAGGATATATCTAGTGGCAACTAATCGTAATGCAATGGCTATGTGTGATCAATGCAGTTTTGTATATCCACATAGAACAATGCAGTTAAATAGTTATAATTTATTAGTTTGTCAAACATGTTTTGATGGTGCTTATGATTTAAAGAATCATCCACAAAATAGTATACCAGATGTAAGAGATAACCCAGTAATTCAAAACCCAAGACCTGATACAGGTGGTAGAAATGTAGAATGGCAACAAGCTAATTTTGATTGGGATGATAGCACAATACGATATTGGAGTAACGCATGAGTACATTAACAAGCAAACAAATATCACAAACATATAAACAGTTATTAAAAGTAAATGTAAGTGCAGATACTAATACTGGTGTTACAGGT